TATTATAAAGGAACGGTTCACGATACTTTCAAGCCTAAATTAAAAGGAATTGATGGCAATTCAAAGGAAATAATCTATTTAAATCAGGACGAAATAAAACAACTGCAAGAATACCAATTTAAGCCGAATGAAGAAGCCCTTGAACGTGTTCGTGACGTGTTCTTGTTTTGCTGTTTTACCGGCTTACGGTATTCAGACGTGGCGAAATTGAAGCGTTCGGACATCAAGAAAGGATATATCAAGGTCGTGACGCAAAAGACCGTTGACGGGCTTATAATTGAGTTAAACAAGCATTCAAAAGCAATACTTGACAAATACAAGGACGTAAAGTTTCCAAATGATAAGGCGCTGCCGGTTATATCCAACGAAAAAATGAATGAACACTTAAAACGGCTCGGTCAAGTATGCGGACTGGAGGAGCCAACAAGGGTGGTGTATTTCAAAGGAAACGTCAGGCACGAGGAAGTTTATCCGAAATGGGCGTTATTGACAACCCATTGCGGCAGGCGTACTTTTGTTGTAACGGCTTTACGGCTTGGGATACCTGTTGAAGTGATAATGAGATGGACCGGGCATTCAAGTTTCGAAGCTATGAAACCTTATGCAAAAATAGTCGATGAAGTAAAGGAAAAATCAATGTCAAGGTTCGACAATTTTCTGTGATTTTATAATTGTACACGATTTTTCAAAAAAAAACAGCTGTACACGATTTTGTACACGAATTATTGGTATCAGAATGGTATTAGGTGGAACATTTAAATTTCAAAATTTGGGTAAAAAATTGGATTTTATTGATATTGAAATATTACGGCATTTAGTTAAACTATACTCCAAAGAACCTCTCTCTCCGCAATAAACCTTAAATACCAATCAGTTATGAAAATTGTACACGAAAATGTACACAAAATATGATTTTTTCTTGCTTAGAATTTTACTTTTAATCCAAATTCATGGCCGGAGCCGTGATTGTTTACGTTATATAAATATTTATACTCAATTCCTACATTTTTGTAAAACACGCCTCCACCGGCACCGGCAATATTGAAAGAATTGTAAGATGCAGATGCGAAAGGGATTAAAACCCGTTCTTTTTGTTGCGTAATGACTTTCTGCATCGGCGTAAATGAATAGTTGAATTTCTGTAGTTCGTTATATTGTATCGTTTGATCAATATCTAACTTCCCGTTCTCATCGTCAAACACATTGAAAGCATATTTCCTTTCTGCAATGTAGTTTTCAATGATTTTCGCTGTATCGACTGTTTGAATGACTATTTTTTCTTTATCTATAAATAATGTATCTTTCTTTACAGGTAAAAAAACGGCTGTAGGGATTGTTGATTTAATGAATTTAGGAACTTCAATCGTTCTATAAATTGTCTCTCCTTTGACAAATTTCACTGTATCCTTCTGCTTCGTAGTTAATCTTCCTGCAAAGAACGATGCCAAACAAGCGATTAAAACGAGGATTATTTTATATTGCAATTTCATAAATTTATTTGTATTTTTTATATATAGGCATCAAATTATTTTCCTCTTTCATTTTTTAATTCTTTTAAATCGATTATATCATTTCCCTGCAGATTGTATACTTTTTTGTATTCCCACTCTTCGACGTCATTAATGGTGGGAGGTTCGAGCCTCGATGCCTCGCATCTATTTTTTAATTTTTCAAGTGCAAGTATTTTCGATTTTGCGCTCACTGTCTTGCCGCTCCTCGTGTCTACATAATAAGTAGCCCCGAATCTATAATACATTGTAAAAACTGTTTTGAATATGTTGCTATTTCCCCGGCTCTGTCCAATCCGTTTACAATTCGCCTTGCATTTATCCAATCTTCTTTTGCAGAATTGAAATAATCGCTCAGCTTCCTTCCGGTAAATAATCCTCGTGTCATTCCTTCCACCAGAATTTTTGCCGAAATTTCAGGGTCGAGTGCCAGCTCCGGTTGTTCAAGCAAAGGTATATTTAGAATGTTCCCCATTCTTTCATAATTCTCGTACCATGTAAGTTGAACAAAACCGCGCCCGTAATATATCTTATCGGAATATTCATATGGCTGCCCATTTTGCTTTATCTTTTTTCCGTATCTCTTACCCTTGCCCTTTCCTATTTCCTCCACCGGAACCATACGATGCGCAGTTTCATGATAAGTAGTGCCGAGCATATATGCAACCCACCTATCATCTTCGATATGCGAACATGCATCCAGAATTGCTTCAATACTTTCAACCTGCGCTTGCATAAGCACTCCAAAAATGTTCTTCCTTATGCAGTCATAGAATACTTTATTCATTTCTTTTCAATTTGTTACTTATTTGTCGCTGCAATTGCTCGATTTTCTTACGCTCACTTTGCAGCGTATCTTTTAGCTCTTTCAACTCATTTTTGGCGTCTTCCAATTCTTTTTTATATTGCTCGATCAACGACTGCTGACTGGCGATAATACTGTCTTTGTCTTTAAGCATATTGTTGAATAATTCTTGTTGATACTTAATGTTATCGAGCAATTGCTCCATCGCCTCACCGGCACGAGAAACAGCATCTGCTTCTCCCTGTGCCTTCTCACCCTTAATCTTGAATATCCAAGATATTCCCCCTCCTGCTATCAATCCCGTTACTGCCGAAATTATTACGTCCCAATTCATTTCATTTTCTTATTTATAATTTTAAACATTAATGATATTCCACCACCTGCTAAAAACCCGATTATCGCCGAAATTATTACGTCCCAATTCATTTTATTTTGAATATAAATATTTTATAAATGCGAATGCTTTACGTTTATTTAAATAGCTTAAATCCTTCTCGTTAGCATATGCCTCTTTCTCGAAACATATTTCTCTGTAAGCCATCGAGAAACTTGCGTACGCTATAAGTCCAATTAACCAATCGATGATATAAAACAAATAGAAAAATATATACAGCAACTCCTTCATTTGTGCCGTATGAATTTTTTCGTGATTTATGGTTATCTCATCAATCACAGCGTTTTTTCTTACAAATAGCACCCCGAATAGATTTATTGCTTTATACCCTTTGAAAGGGATGATATTATTCCTGATGATTTTCATATTTACTTAAATTGAAAACATTTACCAACTTTGACAATTGTTGTGTCAAGAGGATATAATTGTAATGGTTCAAGCCCTTTTTCTTTACGCTCTTTATTGATTGATTGTATATTTGTTTCGGCTTTCTGAATTGCACCGATCAATACATCAGATCCGGTAAAACAAGAACGGCGTTCGCCATCCGGTTCACCATCTGAACGTTTTACATAAGAACCGTCTTCTGAAAAAGTAGCAAGCACAACTTGCATTTGCATGCGCAGACCCGATTTGTTTTTGCCAGGAAATTTTGTTGGCTGAATAATTGTTTTTTCAATCAAGATATGACGATCGAACAAATCTTCAATATCTATTCCTTTACCAACAATAATATCCGATTCAATGCCAAGTTCACTAAATTTTGCCATGATTCTTACATACTCTGTCCTTCGAGATCAGAAATCAACATCGCATCAACATCTTCTGTAAACTGCAAAAACTCTTTGTATGCATCAACAGCCGTTAAATCCACTTTTATTTCAAGAATGTGTTTGTTATAATCGTTCAACAATGCAAATTCTTTCGTTTCATCAACAACTGAACGAATGATTGCCTTTTTCAAAACAGCTTTTGTCGGCTTTTCCCAAATACGGATTTCACGACATTGCCAACCTATTTGTGTTTCCTTTGTTTTACCGTCAGGAATACCCATTTCAGGTTCAATATTATAACGATATAAAAAAGATCCATCGTTATCTTGCTCTAATACCAATGGTTTGCCGTGTACAAGATCATATCTTGCGTTTGGCTCTAACAAATTTAATTTCATAAGGAAATGTTTTTGAAAGTTTGTTAATTAAATTAATTGAATTGCAATATTTGCACCACCCCCACCAAGAACATATTTGTTGTTTGTATTGCTCTTTTGTCGGTGTAATCTTTCTTTTATTCAATTTTGCAACCCGGCTGCAAAATTTATGTTTAATAGACTTGCGCAAAAGAGTGTGAGTATGGAAAAATCTATATCCTAAAAAATCAATGCCCCGACTATCGACCGGGAACACCTGGTAATTTCGTTTTACCTTCAACTTGAGACGATCTGAAAGATATGCACGTATTTCATGCAAAAGCGAATGAAGTTCGTTCTTGTCCGATCCGAGAATCACAATGTCGTCGGCATAACGATAATAATATTTGATTCTTTTTTCTTCCTTGATCCAATGGTCAAAGTATGCCAAATAAAGATTTGCGAAGTACTGTGATAAATAATTCCCAATAGGAACACCGTCTGCGGAATCGATTATTTCGTCAAGCAACCAAAGCAAGCGTTTATCCTTGATTTTTCGCCGAACAACCTGTTTTAAGATTTCGTGATCAATCGAAGGATAAAACTTACGCACATCGATTTTAAGGCAATACTTTGTCCCTTCTGGATCAAGTTTTAATTCTCTTTTCAACCGCTTTGCAGCCGCATGGATGCCTCTATTTTTAATACATGAGTAGGTATCGCTTGTGAACACGGATACCCAGATCGGCTCGAGAATGTTCATAATAGCATGATGAGTAATGCGGTCAGGGAAGTAAGGCAGTTGATAAATTTCACGTTCTTTTGGTTCGTAAATTTTAAAAACATTATATTTTGAAGTTCTGAAAGTTTGATTTTTCAAACTTTCGTGCAATAAAAGCAAATTGGCTTCACGATTTTTGTCGTGAAGTTGTACGCCATAAGAACGCAACTTGCCTTTGCGGGCTTTTTCGTCCGCAAGCCGCAAGTTGTCAATACTTATTATTTCATCATATAAATTTCCAATTCGCTTCATTGCTTCTTTGTTTGCTTGTACATTGGGATTCTTCGTGTTTCCACTACCAAAACCGTTATACGCAATTTCTTTTTTGCCCTTGTATTTACAAGACATTCGGCATAAAGTCATGCCGTTTTTGTGGCAAGGTTTCCGTTATGCAACTATATTTTTACAAGCATAGCTGAGAGCCGATATTCGCATTCGCATTCGAAGCCGTATTATTCGTATTCGAGTAAACGAACCCTGCATTCGCACCATTATTCGCATTACCGCTGAACAAAACGCCACGACAACGGACAACCCTATTTCAATATCTTAAGAACTCGCACGGGGTGATGGCTTACGCCACACCCGGAATATAGCAAAGCCGAGAGCCGATATCCGCAGCCGCACTCGAAGCCGTATTATTCGCAGCCGAGTAAACGAACCCCGCAGTCGCACCATTATGCGCACGACCGCCGAACAAAACGCCACGCTCAGAAACGCCAGTATCAGGCTTGCTGGTATAGAAATAATCACAAAAATAAGTAGTAGAACCACCACCGATTAATAGCGGCATAATTTCTCCATACTCACCCATGATTACTTCTTTTATATAGCCTTCTGTTCGTGGTAAATTGCCTCGCAACTGATAGTTTGTAACGCCGGAACTTGTGAAATTTGCCGGATTATCACATACATAGAACTCAGAATGTCCGCCGTCCGCATCCGATTGAATAAGACATTTGCAACCGTCTGTCCATTTCCATAGATGTCCAAAAGGATTTTCTATTCCCCTGTAACTTGGAACTTGTACCGTCAGTGTTCCATATTCGGCAGGCATAATATAATCGACCACGCCTGAACGATTCCCAAGAGGATTTGTCGTTCCGCAAGGAATAACCGGATAATAGCCGTTAAATGCATTCCATAACGTTCCATCAAGTATTGTTACTCCTGCTCCAAGACCGCCTTGTTTATAACCCTCGCCTGTCGGTTGGGCATTGAATTCTGCCTGGCTGTTGAAGTTTGCATATTCAACCGCAAAGAGCCAAAACAACTTGCGTTGAATCTGATAGGTGTTGCAATTCCAGTTAACCGATCCACGATTTCGTGCATACGTACGAAAATTTGTCAATGATATATATGTCGCAGGTTTACCCAACATCGTTTTGCTGAGTGCATCCCAATCGGACTGATTGTTACCTCCTCGAAAATCAGGTGTATTGTTAACAACCGAAGCCAGTTTACTTGTTGAACGTTGTACGGTTGCCTCATATGCCGAAACATAATCTTTCGACCATTTAACGAAGCCCGGTAAGGCATATTCGCTCATCAAACAGCGTCGTTTTGTGCCTTCCATTTCGAAACGCACATACATATCCGGTATTTCTACCATAACCTGACCGCTTGCTCCTGTAAGATCGGCGGCAGCTCCATTATCACGAAGCGCAGAGTCGTTTGCGTGCAAATAATAATTCACCGTTCCGTCGTCTTTCAAAATACAACGACGCATTTTCGATTGAATAGGAAGCGACTGATGTAATTCTACTTTACCGACACGTGTCACAAGCGGATTTGATACAGTGGTATCCCATTGTATTCCGTAATAATAATCATAAGGAAATTGGGGTCGTGTTGCCCCTACACCGATTAAAAGTCCCATATCAATAGCCGTATTTTAAGTTAATATTCGATAGTGAAGTTTGTTTTACTACTCTCACGATCTCAGGATTCCACCCCACCTCAAATGTGGTTTCGACAAATTCGCCATCCGGCATGCCTGCAAGTTGCACATATAGCGCAACAGGCTGCGTGCCGTCATTCTTCACGTTGAAGCATTGTCCGTCTGCAAGTGCAAAATTTGCATTTGTCAAATTCGTAATAGCTCCCATTTTCCCGATTTGGGCAGATATCATTTCGCCCGATCTTGTTATGCTCATAATTAAATAATTTATTGTCAAAAATAATGTTTTGTATTACTATAATACACAATGTTGCATAAGTATAGAAT